TGTGCGGCGACAGCACGAATGCTGCGGCCGTTGCCCGTGTGATGAACGGCGAGCGCGCCTCGCTCCTGTTCACGAGCCCGCCCTACGGCAACCAGCGCGACTACACCACCGGCGGCATCGGCGACTGGGACGCGCTGATGCGGGGGTCTTTGGCCATCTCGGCGAGATCATGAGCGACGGCAGCCAGGTGCTCGTCAATCTCGGCCTCGTGCACCGCGAGAACGAGTGGCAGCCCTACTGGAACGCTTGGCTCGACTGGATGCGGACTCAGGGCTGGCGGCGCTTCGGGCTCTACGTCTGGGACCAGGGGCCGGGCCTTCCCGGTGACTGGAACGGGCGGCTGGCGCCCGCCTTCGAGCTCCTGTTCCACTTCAACCGGCAGGCTCGGAAGCCGAACAAGATCGTGCCCTGCAAGTGGGCTGGGCACATCAACGACAGCCACGGCGGCATGCGCGAGAAGGACGGCACGGTGGGCGCCTGGACCCATGCCGGCCTGGGCGTCCAGGAGACGCGCATCCCCGATAGCGTGCTGCGCATCACGCGCCACAAAGCGCGCGGCATCGAGACCGAGCACCCCGCGGTGTTCCCGGCCGCGTTGCCCGAGTTCGTGATGAACACGTACAGCGATGCCGGCGACACCGCGTTCGAGCCCTTCGCCGGTTCAGGTACGACGATCATCGCCGGCGAGCGCAAGGGACGCCGGGTGCGTGCGATCGAGCTTGCGCCCGAATATGTCGACGTTGCGCTCCTGCGCTGGCGCCAGCTTTATCCGAACGTTGCCGTCGTGCTCGACAGTGACGGCCGCCGCTTCGAAGAAATCGCCGCCGAGCGCGGTGTCGATCTGCGCAATGCTGCCTGACAATCTCTACATCGAGCAGTGGCCGATCGAGCGGCTTCTGCCCTACGCGGCGAATGCGCGGACCCATCCCGACGGGCAGATCGCGCAGATCGCCGGCTCGATCGCCGAGTTCGGCTTCAACGTGCCGTGCCTCGTCGATGAGCGCGGCGTGCTCATTGCCGGGCATGGCCGGCTGCTCGCGGCGCGGCGGCTCGGCCTGACGGACGTGCCGGTCATCAGGCTCGACCATTTGACCGATGCGCAGGCGCGCGCCTTCCGGATTGCGGACAACCAGATCGCGCTCAATGCGGCCTGGGACGACGCGCTGCTCTCGGCCGAGGTGGCGCGGCTGAAGGAGGACGGGATCGACCTCGAGCTCCTCGGCTTCGGCGAGGACGAGCTCGACCGGCTGCTCGATGGACTGGATGCGGCGGGGGGCCCGGCGGACGGCGAGGACAGTGTTCCGGAGCCGTCCGCCGATCCGGTCACGCGGCCAAGCGATCTCTGGCTGCTCGGCGAACACCGGCTGCTCTGCGGCGACGCCACCAGGGCCACCGATATCGAGAGACTCCTCGCGGGCGCGGTTCCGCACCTGATGGTGACCGACCCGCCTTATGGTGTGGACTACGATCCCGCCTGGCGCAACGAGGCCGGCGTGTCGGCAACCGCCCGCACCGGCCGCGTCTCGAATGACGACCGCGCCGACTGGCGGGAAGCCTGGGCGCTCTTCCCAGGCGACGTCGCCTATGTCTGGCATGCGGGCGTCCACTCCCGCACTGTCGCGGAGAGCCTCGAAGCGTGCGGCCTGATGATCCGTTCACAAATCATCTGGGCCAAGCCGCGCTTCGTGCTCGGGCGCGGGGACTACCATTGGCAGCATGAGCCGTGCTTCTATGCCGTCCGCAAGAGCGCGAACGGACACTGGCAGGGCGCGCGCGACCAGTCGACGCTGTGGGCCATCGGCGCCGGAGACGAGGACGCGGCCACAATCCATGGAACCCAGAAGCCGGTCGAGTGCATGCGCCGGCCGATGCTGAACAACAGCGCCAAGGGCGATGCCGTTTACGAGCCCTTCGCCGGCAGCGGCACCACCATCATCGCCGCCGAAAGCATCGGCCGCCGGTGCTTCGCGATGGAGATCGACCCGCGCTACTGTGATGTCATCGTCGAGCGCTGGCAGACGTTTGCGGGAGCCGTAGCGATCCTCGACGGCGATGGGCGGCGGTTCGGGGACGTGAAGCATGAACGGGCGGCGGCATGAACCAGTCCCGCTTGATGTCGCTCGTCGAAGCGCTCACCAACGTGGTGGTCGGGTTCGGCTTCGCGGTGCTGACGCAGATCGCAATTTTCCCGATCTTCGGCCTCTCGGTGTCGCTCGGCCAGAACCTCAATATCGGCGCGATCTTCACTGGGGTGTCGATCCTGCGCTCGTATGTGCTGCGGCGGCTGTTCGAGCGTCTTCGGCCTCGCCGCCCATGAGCGAGGCCGCCGGGCGTTTGCCCGGCGGCACAGTGGGACCGCACCTGTACTTGCGTCGGGCGCTTGGCCTATTGCGACGGCTCCGTCTGGGCGGTAGTCGGGAGAGGCAGCGGCTCGCCTGTCAGCTCAGCGTAGATGCTGGCGAAGAATTCGGCGAGGGCGTCCTCCTCCTGGTCATGCAATTCCTCAGCCAACACCTTGCAGGCGCGTGGGGTGAGCACGGCGACCGGCAAAGTGACCGTCTCACCGAGGCGCTCGACCAGGATCTGGCCATCTGAAAGAGTCCGTGTTCGGATGTTTGAGCCGGAGCGGCGCTTCCAGTAGCTCACGGCCATGCGGTTGGCCGGCGTGTCAGGGATCACCCTGGACTGTCCGGGCAGCAGCTCGGCGATCCAGGCGTGCTTGGTTGGTTTCGCCATGGCTCACCCCCTCAGCCCGCGATGCGGTAAACGCGGCCGCGCCCGTCCACCTTCTCGGAGGTGACGTCGAGCCCGAGCTTTTTCTTGAGAGCGCCGGCGATGGCGCCGCGCACCGTGTGGGCCTGCCAACCGAAGGCTGCGACGATCTCCTCGATCGTGGCGCCCTCGGGGCGCTTCAGCATGGTGATGAGCTGGGCCTGTTTGCTGTCGCCACGCTGGCGGCGCGGCTTCGGCATCCCCTCAGCCGCCTTCCGCGATCGGGTAGAGCGCCGCGGGGGCTTCTGCGCTGCGGTGTCCCCGGCGGTCTCTGTCTCGGCCGGCGCTTCGCCCTGGTCAATGCCGAGCGCTTGGAAGGCCGCGCGCGTGGCACACAGCGTCAGCGGGCGGTCGTTCTCGTGGCGCCAGACCGTGTCCTCGCGCCCGGCCCGGACCTCCTTGATCAGGCCCTTGTTGAGGAGGCTGGTCAGCACCTTGTTCGCGGCGCCTCCGCTGAGCTTCACGGTGAGCGGGTAGACGGCGCCGTCGGAACGCTGGCAGGCAGCCGAGAGGATGACGAGCTGGGTATCGGAAAGCTTGGGAGCCATGAGGCAGTCCTCCTTTTGAGGAGGGCCGGGACCATCCCGGCCCTTCTACTGCCCCGAGCCCCGCCGGCTGAGCCGGTCGGGGCGGTGGCGAGGCGGGAGTGCGTCAGTCCGCCATCTCGCCGAGGATTTCGTAGTGGGTGACGAAGCCGATCAGGTATGGGAGCCCACGCGGGATGCCGTGTTCGCGCTCGGTCCGGCGGCTGATCGTCCAGCCCATCCAGCGGTCGACCGCCGCGTCGATGGCGGCCTTGAGGTTGAGTCCCGCGAAGAGCCCGTTGGCGACGTCGTCGGCGAAGTGGCGGCCGTCGCGGCTGTCGAGGAAGTCGCGCACCGCCCAGTCGGGGCATCCGGTGGCGGTGCCGATCGCCTGCATCGCAAGTGGCCAGGCTTCGGCGGAGTCGGTGTGATGGCGGATGGTGCCCCAGAAGCCCCACTCAGTGTTGTTGGTCGGCAGGATCGTCTCGGTCATGGCGCTCTCCATCGCTTGATCACGTCGCCATACAGGCGCTGCTTTGGCCCCGAGCCAAGCGAATAAGCACTTCTGCTGGTTAGATTTTTTGGCTTACCGGGAGCATGGGACTGTCGATCCGCGCCTATGCGCGGCACCGGGGCGTCAGCCACGTCGCGGTGCTGCGCGCCGCCAAGGCGGGGCGCATCCCGCTGGAGCCCGACGGCACCATCGATCCGGTCAAGGCCGATGCCGCCTGGCAGCGCTCGACCGATCCGGCGAAGGCCAAGGGGACGAGCAAGAAGGCCTCCGAGAAGCTCAAGCCGGTGCCGGACGCCGCCGTCGGCTCGGTGCGCGAGACGCTCAAGGAGCAAGGGCTCCCTTCCGGCGGCAACGTGACCTTCGTCCAGGCCCGCACCGCGCACGAGATCGCCAAGGCCTATCTCGCCCGGCTGCGGCTGCAGACGATGAAGGGCGAGCTGGTCGACCGGGCGCGGGCAACGGCGCTCGTCTTCCGGCTCGCGCGCGAGGAGCGCGATGCGTGGCTCAACTGGCCGGCGCGGATCGCCGCGCTCATGGCCGCCGAGCTCGGGGTCGAGGCGCACGCCATGCAGAAGGCCCTGGAAGCGCAGGTCCGCGCCCATCTGGGCGAGCTCACGGACGTGCGGCCCGAGTTCCGCTGACGACTCGTGGATGATCTCTTCGCCTTCGACGGTGCCGAGGAGCTGAGCCGCGCCTGGCGTGACGGCCTCACGCCCGACCCGCTGCTCGCGGTTTCGGACTGGGCCGATCGTCATCGGTTCCTGAGCCCCCGCGCCTCGGCCGAACCGGGCCGCTACCGAACCGATCGCACCCCCTACATGCGCGCCATCATGGATGCGCTGTCGCCATCGCATCCGGCGTGGCGCGTCGTGCTCATGAAATCGGCGCAGGTCGGCTTCACAGAGGCGGGCAACAACTGGATCGGCTACGTCATCCACCACGCGCCGGGCCCGATGCTGGCGGTTCAGCCGACGGTCGAGCTCGCCAAGCGCTTCTCGCGCCAGCGCATCGATCCGCTGATTGCTGAGAGCCCGAGCCTGCGCGAGCGGGTGAAGCCGGCGCGCTCACGCGACGCCGGCAACACGGTGCTGTCGAAGGAGTTCCCGGCCGGGCTCCTGGTCATCACCGGCGCCAACAGCGCCGTCGGCCTGCGCTCCATGCCGGCGCGCTACCTGTTCCTCGACGAGGTCGACGCCTATCCGCCGTCGGCGGACGAGGAGGGCGACCCCGTCGCGCTCGCCGAGGCACGCACCCGCACCTTCTCGTGGCGCTCGAAGCTGCTCCTGGGCTCGACGCCGACCATCCACGGCGTGTCGCGCATCGAGCAGGAGTATGAGGCCTCCGACCGGCGCCGCTACTTCGTGCCCTGTCCCCACTGCGACCATCGCCAGTGGCTCAGGTTCGAACGGCTCAGATGGGAGAAGGGTCGGCCGAAAACCGCGCATTACCTCTGCGAGGCCTGCGAGGCAGCGATCGAGGAGCATCACAAGACGGCGATGATCGAGGCCGGCGAGTGGCGGCCGACGGCTGAGGCGCGGGATCCCGGCACCATTGGATTCCACATCTCGGCGCTCTATTCGCCGGTCGGCTGGATGAGCTGGGCCGAGATCGCGCGCCTGTGGGAGGCGGCGACCACGGACGAGGCCAAGCGCAGCTTCAAGAATGGTGTGCTCGGCGAGACCTGGATCGAGTCGGGCGAAGCGCCGGACTGGCAGCGGCTATACGAACGTCGGGAAGACTGGCCGCTCGGCACCGTACCCGCCCGCGCGTTGTTCCTGACCGCCGGCGCCGACGTCCAGAAGGACCGGATCGAGGTCTCGGTCTGGGCCTGGGGGCGGGGGCTGACCAGTTGGTTGATCGATCACATCGTCATCGACGGCGGGCCGGAACGGGCCGAAGCCTGGGCCGAGCTCTCCGCGCTCCTCAACCGGACCTGGCCGCATGTTCATGGGGTCCGGCTCGGGCTCGCCAAGCTCGGCATCGACACCGGCTATGAGGCGCCGGCGGTCTATGCCTGGGCGCGGCAGACGGGCTTTGCCCAGGTGGCCCCGCTCAAGGGCGTCGAGGGCTTCAACCGCGCGGCGCCAATCGCTGGTCCGAGCTATGTCGATGTGACTGAAGGCGGACGCAAGCTCCGGCGCGGCGCGCGGCTGTGGACCGTCGCGGTCTCGACCTTCAAGAGCGAGACCTATCGCTTCCTGCGGCTCGCCCGTCCGACCGACGACGAGATCGCGCAAGGGGCGCAATCCCCGGCCGGCTACGTCCATCTGCCGAAGGGGATGGAGGCCGAATGGGTGAAGCAGCTCGTGGCCGAGCAGCTCGTCACCGTGAAGACGAAGCGCGGCTTCCAGCGCCTCGAATGGCAGAAGCTGCGCGAGCGCAACGAGGTGCTCGATTGCCGCGTCTATGCGCGCGCCGCCGCATGGATCGCCGGCGCCGACCGCTGGACCGAGGCGATGTGGCGGGTCCTGGAGCGCCAGGTTGCACCGCCCGACATGGAATCGGAGACCCCGAGACCCGGCAGCTCGGATGACGAACAGGAGCTGCGCGCGTCCGCTGGCTTGTTGCGGCGCCGGCGTCCGTCGCGCGGCCGTCGGGTGTTCACGCCCAGCTACCTGTCCTGAGC